TTACCTTGCAAATACTCCATAGATCAAAGAAACATAACATGCAAAATCTCCGATTCTTTTTCTTTGATATCCAAGTTCTTCTCTCCATTTTGCTTCTTTGCCATGCTCTTTTGTATATGCTGCCAATTCATCTAAAGAATGGATCACGCTATCGTGCATCACTGTCCTGTCATCATTGCTTCTATCTGTCTTCGGTGTGATCTTCCAATGTGCGCGGAGGCTTCCATAATCGATCATACAATGAAGTGCATGATCCCATAACTTGTCATAGATCTCATCTTCTTCAAAATTCTCTTCTAACAGTTCTTCATAAACCTTCATCGCCTGCTCAAATTCAAGATCATCTGGCATTTTTAGATAATTCTCATATATAAAATCTTTCTGCATAGCGGCCTCCTTTATCTCTTTGGCATACATTTTTACACTACTTGTGCACATTATATCATATTTTCTCATATAGTGAGAGTAAAAGATCTTCCGAGGATATTTTTATGCCAGAAATACAAACTAACAATCTTGTCGATCATGGACAGTTAAAAATACAGGTAACTTCAGGACAAAGATCCGTCCCGATCCCTAACGCTACGATCGAGATTTCTTATACTGGTGATCCTGATTCTGTTCTTGAGACTGTATCTACTGATGAAAATGGGCAGACACCTGTCGTTGACCTCCCTGCTCCTCCCGTGGAATACAGCATGTCTCCGAGTGAAAATCAGCCTTATTCTGAATATAATCTAAAAATACATTCTGATGAATATAAACCTGTCACGATCTCAGGTGCACAGATTCTTTCTGGTGTGGAAGGCCTGCAGCCTGTTTCCATGATTCCTGAAGAAACCCACACTCCAACAGAAGAACACCCGATCGTGATCGGTCCGCATACATTATGGGGTAATTATCCTCCCAAGATTGCGGAATCTGAGATCAAGCCAGTCAACGAAAGCGGTGAGATCGTTTTAAGCAGGGTGGTGATTCCTGAATATATTATTGTTCATGATGGTCCTGTCGGTGATAAAACTGCGCAAAATTATTATGTCCGCTACAAAGATTACATCAAAAATGTTGCCGCCTGTGAGATTTATTCCACTTGGCCAAGGGCAACGCTTGAAGCAAATATTCTTGCGATCATGTCATTTACTTTGAATCGTGTGTATACAGAATGGTATAGAAATAAAGGGCATGATTTTACAATCACATCTTCTACAGCTTATGATCATAAATTCATTCCTGGAAAGACAACTTATAATTCTATTAATACGATCGTTGATGAAATTTTTGCAGATTATCTGTCTCGTCCGAATGTGAGACAGCCGATCCTTACGCAGTATTGTGATGGGAAGAAGGTGTCTTGTCCCGAATGGATGACCTTACTGCAAGTGCGTATAAAGTTTTTTCTTTAACACTGAAACAGTGCTATTCTCAACCCATGTCTTCCCTATTTCGGTTCAGATTTCTTAAACAGATTCTTTAGAAATGGCATAATTACGTGCTTTTTAAACTTATAATAGATGCTAAAAGGGGGTACTTTTCTGTTTTCCGGTTTTTATACAGAAAGTACCCCCTTTTTTTGCAAATAGTACCCCCTTTTACAACAAGAAAGTACCCTGTTTTAGAACAGGAAAGTACCCCCTTTTATTTTACAAGTTCCAGGTACTTTGTTGGAACCCAACTATTTAATTGTTTGACCAATGCTTCCTGCTGTCCATTGTTTGTCTGAACTTTTGTTACTGTATACTTCTTGTTCAGATACTGACTAGAAATTTTCTTTCCTTTTGCAGAACCTCCGTACTCCGCATTCCCGACAATTTTAACAGCTGCACCTGTCTTAAATACTGCTGCCACCTTTGCAATTACACTTGTCTTAATATCATGCCCTACGATCGCAGATGCAATAGCTTTTCCAATTGCATCTGCACCAACTGTTTTGTACAAGAGATAATCATCCTTATCATCAACAAAACAAATCTCAAAAAGTATGGCTTTTGCCTTTGTATGATTTAAGTAATATAAGCTAGATGTTGTTTTGTATGGATCTCCATGTTGAGTAAATCCAAGTTGCTTCATGTTTCTTACTGCTCTTTCAGCTACTGCTTTTTTCACCCCAGTAAATGCTGTTGCCCATACCTCGAAACCACCAAGCTTTTTATCTCCTTTGTGATCATTCCGACCAGAATTAAGATGTACTGATCCATCAAAATTCACAGAATGCTTGTTACATTTTGCACAAATCTTTTTAAGCACATCTGCCTGGCTTCTTCCATTACTAACTGAACAATTATATGTTGTTGCACCTGCTTTTTTAAGATATTTAATAATTGCTTTTGCAATCTTTCTATCTTCCTTTGATTCATCCAGGAGATCTGATGCTCCACATGCGATCTTGCCACTTGGATTGTGTCCGCCATGAATATTATATATTGCCATTTATTCTTCCTCCTGATCTTTGTTTACTACTTTGTCTGCTACTTCTAAACCTTTTACCAGAACTGCTGGTACATTGAATCCTGCTTCTACAAAATTCTCTACAATAGATCTAATTTCATTGATCAGTAACGATGCCAATACAAACCATCCAAGCAATGTCGTAACTCCAAGATCTACTCCAATTACCTTTCCAATTTCTACAAATACCGCAGATGCTCCAAATGCAACCATGATCATAATCCAATAGCCCAATTTTTTTAAAACACCTTTCCAACCTGCTCCAGAATTTTCTTTGCCTGCCATACTTGCTTTCATCCACCCGGTTAACCAATCTGCAATGTTTAACGCAAGAAAAGCAACAAATAAAATCCAGTGTTCACCTAAAATGTAACTCAGTACGGCAACGATTGATCCTGTCACTGCATTATATGTGTCAATTACATTGTTTGTCATTTTCTTCATTTCCCTCACTTTCCTTTCTTTGTTAGAAAATTATTATTTTGTACACAAAAAAATAAGACTTTTGTTGGTCTTTCTCTGATTCTCATATTTGTTTGTCTCCTTTCTTGACTTTATTGTAAAAAATTGTTATAATTTCCAAAAAAGTTTCCCCTTAGAAACTTTTTTTCATACTTTTCAGTGTATAGCCCTATATACTGAATTTTTTCTTCAAAAAAGGACGCTCTTATGAACGTCCTTTTTTATTATATTACGCATCTCTTATGACTGCTTTTTGTTGCTGCTTCTGTTACATCTGCATACTCGAGCGTGGTTCCTATATCAGCATGCCCTAAAAATTTTTTGATTTCTTCTATCGGCATGCCATGGTCCCTCGCATCCGTTGCAGGTGTGTGACGGATCAAATGTGGATGCACTCTCCTTTTTATTCCTGCTTTCTCTCCAAGCTGCCTAAAACGTTTTTCAATAGCTGCTTTCTTGAGTCGGCCATGTGGCTTTCTCTCTCCAATGAACAGGGACGGATTGTTATCATTTCTTGTCTCCAGATAATTATGTAAAGCTAATTCTGCTTTTGCGTTTAAAAATGATGTTCTATGTTTATCGCCTTTTCCATATAAATGGACTTCTTTTTTCAGGAAATCAACATCATCTAGATTCATTCTTTCACATTCGGTCACTCTGCAACCAGTGCTGTAGAAAAACTCCACCAATGCTTTATCTCTCACTGTTTCGCATGCATTTCTTAATTGTTCCATCTCAAGCGGAGTTAATGGCTTTTTCTTCTTGCGTTCGTATTTGATACGTTTAATATTTCTGCACGGATTTCTGTCTATGTACTCTTCATTGGTCGCCCATTCTAAAAACGCATGGATCGCTGATCTCCTGCTGTCCAATGTCCTATTGCTAAGTTTTCTTTGTTGCTGAACTTTATACAGATACACCCTAATATCATTTGTTGTGATCTTCTTAATATCTTTGTTCATTGCCAGAAAGAAGTCTTTCAAATACAAATCATATAAGCTTAATGTTTTCAGACTTAATCCCTCGATTTTTCTTGTTACAAAGTAAACCTGATAGCACTCTGGAAGATATCCCTCATACAACGTCAATGATGTCTCACGTTTCTTGATCTCATAGTTATTAACAAAGATCGTCAATTGTTTAAACACAATTTTCAGAGAATCATCATCGATCTTGTCGCTTAGTGTGGTCATAAGGGTAGTTACAAACTGTTCTCTCATAAACATTCTCCTTTGCTCTACCCAAAGGAAAGAGTTTATGTTATAATGTGCTCGTACCTTTGGGTACCGTGTTTTGGAGCTGAACTTTTTGATTGGTAGTCGGGAGTTTAGCTCCTTCTTTATTTAGTTTCTAACTACATTTTACCATTTAATTGTTACAAGACTGCCTATTTTACTGTTCTTTTAGACACGTTTAATAGTTCTGTAACACCTGCATTGAATGTGTAATCTTTGACTCATTTCAGACAAAAATGTCTGTCTTTTTTAGTTAACTATATTCTGCTTTAGTTAACCAAATTAATTTTATCTATTGAAATAGTACTTTACAATTTTTTTGTTTGTTTTATACTTATAAACATTAAGATATGTTCATTTAGGAGGTCTATTTTGAAAAAAGTATCTAACAATTCATTATTTTTTAAACTACTTTCATTGCTTTTATTTGTTTCATTAATATTTGTATTATTTTCATCTGGATATGCAAATCGTATAGCTTACAAAATAGGTATAAAGTTTGAATCACCTATTAAAACTGACTCCTATAATTCGTGGGAAAATTGTTTAAAGCAATTAAATGTAAAATCTGATATTGTATTTATTGGAGATTCATTGACTGCAAACGGAAATTTTCAAAAAGCTTTTCCAAATACATCTGTATGTAATCTAGGATGTTACGGAGATAGGATCGTTAATGTTCGTTCAAGAATCAGTACTGTGTCTTCTCTTCATCCTTCCAAGGTTTTTATTGCTTGCGGAGTCAATTCTCTTGCTTGTAGAAATTTAAAAACTTGCAAATATCAATATTCTATGTTAATAAACGAATGTAAAAAGACAGTTCCGAATACTGAAATATTTGTTTGTTCTGTTTTGCCTACAGCAAACGCAAAGAATCCTTACTGTAGTAACTCCAAAATACGTTCCTTTAACAATTTTCTAAAAAAATTATCCCAAAAACATAATCTGCAATTTATTGATTTATATTCTGCTTATGAGCAAAACGGTTATCTTCCTAATAAGTACACAAACGATGGCTTGCATTTGACACCGGATTCATATTCTATTTGGTATAAATCTGTAAGCAAATATATCAACTCCTAGAAACTGCCTTCTAGGAGTTTTTTGTTATACTTGATATGCCATCCAGTTATGAACGATTCTCCTAAAGTGCTTCCACCCATGCGTTGCAATATGGTTTCCTGTTACAATAAAAGATTCCGACTTAATTGATCCATTTACATTATCTTGAATCTGTCTACAATGCTTTTCTATATCAATATATGGAAAACCGTGTCTTTCTGCTGACCAGATTATATTTTCATGTCCTACACCGCTTTGAACCGGAAGAATAACTCCAACTGGAATATCACCTCGACAATAATAAGAAACTTGTGTGAATAACCATTCCATAGCGCCCAGTGCTGTTTGAATATTTACATTATCTCTATCTGTTGTTGTACCTTTGTTACTACAATTTGTTCCCATCATAAAAAATATAGCGATATCCTCTGGTAACATCAATGTTTCTTGACCAATAGGTTCTTTCTGTAACAATAGATTCCATTGACCAATAGCCGAATGTCTAGCTGTTGTGGTATTATCTTCTTCCTCTGTTACTTCGAAAGTAGCACCATAAGAAGCAAATGATGTAACAGTACATCCATAACGATTCTCAAATAGTTCTCTATTCGCACTGTTCCAATTATCCATATTAGAATCTCCGATCATATACACTCTACGACCATATAGATTGTTAGGTTTACCAACCTGTTCTAATATTTTTGAATCAATGCTATTGTCAATATTCTTCATGATTCCAGTACTCAACTGTTTAGCAAGTCGTGTAATATCATAGTTATCTGTTAATTTTAGAAAATGTTTTTCTACTTCTAAAAAATCATATCCCTCAGTATTTATATTCGGATTTTCTGGCATCATTGTGCTAGTTTTGCACAATCTTAAATATTTCGCTGATTCATTTGTAATTTCAAATATTCCTTTTGTATCGTAAATGCCAATCCCTGTGCTATCATGACCAGTTAGTACAGTTGGTAATAAATTTACATTGTCTAATATGTTTTTCTCAGCATCTAATACTAATAAGCGTCCTTTTGTTGTATCGTTATAGTTAGATGTTCTAGCCATAATATTAGTGTAATATGTACCAATTCCGTTTATAGGAATTTCATAAGCTACCACTTCCGTATCGTCATACCACCTATTATCAGCCCATCGTTTATTGCCTAAAAATTCAGCGTTATCAAATAAATTCGCAACATCCTCGTCTATAAAATTTGTTTTAATTGGAGTAACAGATTTATCATCCAATCCAACAGTTATTTGGTTTCCATTTCCATCGTATAATAACATTAAAATTCACCACTCTTTCCAAAATAAGGATTTTTATGATCTGCATTAAATAAGATACGAATATAATGTGTTGACGCATTATTAGTGTACTCTGTAATGCTTTCATACGCAGCACCACCCGTATTTATTTGAGTTGTATTGAGTCGTGTTTTATTTGCATCATAGAGCTCAAAATATTGATTGTACGCTTTACTTCCATCCGACAAAGTTGTTGTTATATTATGTTTATACACTGTACTTGGTTCGACTTCTATGAATGGTGTGATAAAAGCTGTTGAACCATCTGCACTAGCACCATTTCCTAAATTACCACTTGTACATTGAGATTTTTTGATTAAATTATCTGTTCCTTTTTCTGCAACGACTGTTATTACTACATTTCCAGTCACACTATTTATCGTTATTTTCCCATTTGAATAAACACTATCTGTAATATCAATCCCTTTCATTGTTACTCTACAGCTATTAATTACATATTTAGAATCAGCAATAATAGTTGTTGTATAACTATTTCCTTTTGCCACACTCAACTCTGTATTCGAAGATGTACAATGTGTAAGATTGTTAGTTATACTATAGACATCTCCGGCTAATGTTTTTCCTAATTCATTGATATTGTTTACTTGATCCGTAGTGTAGATCGCATTTTTCAAAATATTTAGCAAAATATTTTTTGCAGCATTATTTAATCCGCTACCAGGCCCTTGTAAATCAGATATAGATTCCTTTAGTTCACCAATCTGCTGCCCAACTATCGCCGAATCTGCTGCCTTGTCTGATTGCGTAAGTGTTTTATCTGTTTGGATCGCCGCGCTATTATACACTCCTCCAGAAACCCATGCCGTTTCTTTCCATGTATACCAATTGCCATTAATGTATCCCGTTTCTGTACCGACGTAGACATACACTTTTTTCTTATCAGTCATTTCTGCAACGGTCTTTGCTTGCAGTGGTGACCCATAGTCGTCTTTATTTGCTTTTTTATCGTCAAGTTCTGCGATTTTGTTTTCGTTTTTTTCAACTTTGTCCGCAAGATCATCAACAACCTTATACTCATCCGATGATAAATACTCTGATTGTGCCATCAGTGAAGCTGTTACGTCGATGTCAAATATAAAACTCTGGACCTTTTGATTTCCTTTCCTTAGATCTAATTGGCATTTGACAATTCCAACTTCTGCCAGCGTCTGTTCTGTAAGTTCAATTGTTACAGTATTTTGGGACACCGTGCAATTATTGTAAATTTCTTTTCCGGATTTTTTAACCGCATAAAAGCGTGCCGATACGTTCGTCATATCAACGCCAATTATATTGCATATCAAGACTCTTCCTGTATCGCCTTGGACAACTTCTATTTTTTCCCGAAGTCCTTCTTCAGTAAAATCTAACTGTATTTTTTTATTTACCATATTCTCTCCTATCCTACAGTGCCTGTGATAATTCCATTTTCTACAACGAGTCCGGCATTATCTGCCTTTAGTCCTCCAGACGAATCCTGTGTTATTTTCCGAACGTACTGGATTGTCCCATTATAGCCACCGTCTATCTTGGCATTCAGAATCTTGTTTCCTTTCATATCGAGATTGCACAGTACATTTAATGCTTTTCCTGTTAATCCTGTGTATTTCCCCTTGGTGTATACCATGATCGGCGTATACCCTGAACCATCACTGTTTTTCGTGCCCCAAAACATATAATCGCCGTCTTCCAATTCAAAGACGAGTCCTGTCACATCTTCATTGCCCTTTAAATTATTTGATCCGATTCTTCCGGCATAATGCTTATTATTTACAATTTTCATAATCGCGTTCGCAATCTCGATCGAATCGTTTCCAGATAAATTTTTTATTGTTGCATTACCTGCAACAAATTCTCCAGTATTCAGATTCCAGTAGTTTCTCCCGGTCTGGTCTGCCAACAGTCCGGCCACGATCGTGTCTGCAATCATTCCTGCTGCTGTGATCGCTGTCGTCCATTCCCAATCTTTTCCGTCTGCTGTTCGTCTTTTGCTTATCATCAGTCCTTGTGTACCAATTGCAAGTGCTCCGTATGTTTCGCTGCTTTCGTCCAGGTTTTCAAACAGGATGGCCATGACATCCTGTTTTTTCGCAACATTGTACTGTGCTCTCAAGCTTGTCATTGCTCCGTTTATAAATCCTCTGATTTTTTCTGCAACGAGTGATCCATCTGACCGAATTGCTTCATCGATCTTGTTGATGCTTGCCGCAACATCGTCAAAGTAATTTGATTGTTTTTCAAAATCTCCCAAGACTACGGATGTTACTTTTTTCTTGATGCAGTCGTACTTCATCTCTATAACCCTTGCATCTGTATTAATGTTCAGTTTGCAATGCCTGCAGTGGATCGTGTCTCCAAGCGACACTTCTTCAAGTATTGCGTAATCTTTGTACAGATCTGTGTTTTGTAGCAAGATCATATCAGCGTCAATTGTAATCGTTGGCTCATCGAGTCCCAAGTCAAACTGATCGTTGCATTCTTTTGTTAATGCAGCGTCAAGTTCTTCCTGTGTCTCGCACACTGTCCATCCTTCTTTGATCGCTTCATCCCTTGCTTCCTGTTCTTCTTCTTCTCCTTTTGCTTTAAGATCTTCAATTTCTTTTTTGATTTCATTTCTTTCTGTCAAAATCTCATCTAACTGTTTTTCATAGTCTTTCTCTTTGATCTTCTTTTTCTTGTATTTTCTCTCCAGCTGTCGCTGTTTTTCTCCGTTTGCTACAAGCTTAACTTGTAGCTGCCCTAATTCTTTTAAGTTTTCTTCCTGCTTTGACGTATCTTTCATTCGTACGTTCGAGAACGTAATTGTTGCTGCTTTTATCGTTGGATAACTATTAATTAACGCAGAATCTACGTAACCATGATTAGACATCGTTACTCCATCGTATCCCTTTGGATAGATTCTTGTCACAACATTTCTTGTGTCAATTTCTTCTGTGAGTCCATCAGCTTTGATATTTTTCCCATATCTTAGCTCCACTCCATAATCGCCACCAACTCTTTTATTAATAATTACCGTATGATTGTCAAATAAGATCTCGCCACCCCACCGATTGATAAATGAGTTTTCATCATCTCCATTGATAGCTTCAATCAGATTCATGTATTCGTAATACGCAACCGACGCCCAGGGAATGTCAGATCTCGCAGAGTACTTATTGTTTGCTGCTGTCATGATATCCAAGGCTTCTTGACCGTTTTTCATTGTTGGTCTTACATCTACCAGGAAGCAATCATCTTTGGCATCCATAAATATCGGCTCAAGTGATGCCGTTATCTGCGAGTCTGATTTTTCTTTTTTTCGAATTCTGAACAGCTGATCTCCGTTAAAGCTTGGCATTTTTACAACCGCCTCGTCTTCTATGTATTTCCAACGACCACCAGCATCGATCGGATGTGACAGTTCTGCCGTCCATGTCCCATTCAGGACGGTATGAACAGTTGCTTTAGACGGCATCAATGTCATATCTCCATTTTTGTCAAAGCTCGTATTGTCCGGCTTATAAATTTGTATCATAGACACCTCCAGTTTGGTATAACCTTCAAGCCAAATCCTTCTGTTATCTCTATTGTGTTATCTCCTTCCTGTAAGTACAGTTCCTGGTAATCTCCTGTAACGGATGTATTCATCATTCTGCCGTCTTGTCGGTACGCAAGCATCAGGTCAGTGTTAATTGTTACATTCTGGCCAACCTCAGCTGCAAATTCGTTTCCATTCACTGTTAATGTACATCTGCCGTTTCCCGTGATCAGATACGTTGGATGCGAAACTGAATAAGGATTGTAGAGCACTTCTTGTTTTTCGTACTCATAAGTTCCAGAAGCAAGATACTGATGTCCTTCACAGATAAATTCAGTTTCAAATTCTCCTACTTGTTTTACTTCTCGCTCCGAGCTGCCTATTGTTGTATGTTTCACTTTGTAATAATAGCCCGGCATGTCCTCAAGAATTAACTTGTTGTCCGTTTTATCAAGCAGCCATCTCCTCGCCTTGCGAAAAAGGTCTTGCCATTTTGCAGGATCAGCTGCAAATACGAATGTGATCTTGATCGTAATGTCGCCAACAAATTCTTCTTCTGAGTACAGTGCCCCGTCTCTTCCTGGTATGTCTATCGTTTCATGACGATACTCTGGTGCCGGGATCGCTGGCCTTTCTTTTACCAGCACCCCGGCTTCTGTGTTTGTTTTTTCGTTTCTCTTTATCAAGTACATGATGTTTTAGCTCCTATCTTTGTCAGAGTCTGACAAATCAACGTCCTCTGAATCTGTTGCTTGTGATCCTGTTGTTATTAATTCCTTTTTCTGCTGTTTTGACGATGTATGCATCAAATTCATGATTGCCAACTTGTACAGTTACTGCATTGTTCAGATTCACACTCGCTCCTGCTGGCTGTAATCCGTTCAGATTTGTTGTGATTCCTGTGTTCATTTGATCCGCAACGCTTTGCATTGCATCTTTTACCTTATACACATTCTTGTCAATTCCTTTTGCGAGTCCGTCTATAAAGTCCGGCATCCATGTCTCGTAATCTCTTAATGGTCCTTCGTCTGGCCGTGAGAAATGTAGGAAGCTTCTGATCTTCCCAGCTAATCCTTTGACTCCTTCTACAATCTTATTGATTCCTGAAAAGATTCCATTTTTTAAGCCGTTAATGAAATCAGATCCCCAATGATAGGCGGATCTTGCAAGGCCGAGTATAAATCCTTTAATTGTATTAAATGGACCTTTCACGATTCCGGCTAACGTTGAAACAACCGTCTTGATCCCTGATCTCATTTTTGTAAATGCTCCAACTGCTACGCTTTTAATCGTGCTTGTTACAGCTGTGATTACACTTCTTATTCCATTAAATACTGTGGTAATTACTGTTTTAATGGCATTGACTACTGTTGTGATTGCTGTCTTTATTCCATTCCATACTGTAGTAACTACTGTCTTAACTGCATTGAATACTGTAGTTACAACCGTCTTGATTGCATTGAATACTGTTGTAATCACCGTCTTGATCGCATTAACTGTCGTTGTGATCGCTGTTTTGATCCCATTCCATACGGTTGTTATAAACGTTTTCACTGCACCAAACACCGTCATAATTATACTGCCTATTGCATTTACTGCACTTGATACAACGCTTTTTACAGCATTCCACACATTGCCAAGAAATGTCGTAATCGTACTCCAGTTTCGTATAATTGCTATTACTGCCGTAATTGCTGCAATCACTCCAGCTATGATCGGCAAGAACGGTACAAGCGCCGTGGCCGAAAACGTTGTAAAGATCGTCATGATCGCGGCTATCGCTGGCGCCAATGTTGTAAACAGTGCAATTAATCCTGTAATTGCTATAATGACCGTTTGTATCGGGCCTGGTAATGATCCGAACGCCTGTGCTATTGTTGATATAACATTAACAATAGGTTGTAGAGCTGTAACAATCTGTGTTCCAATCGGAATCAGGCTGTCCTGTAGCTTCCTGAGTGCCCCTTCCCACTTTTCTCCCGGTGTTTGCTTACTCATCTCCTTTGCTTTGCCTGTCACGTTGTCAAAGTCATTTCCGACTCCGAACAGCGCAACTGATGCGTCAATACCTAAGTCTTCAAACTGTGTGGATAGTGTGGATAAGGCTTCTTGTTGTTCTTTCGGTGACATCTTTTTCAGATCATTCCCGACGCTTGCAGCAACGTCCTTGACCGTTGCTTTTCCTTTTTCCCATTCCCCAAATACTTTCTTTGTATTTGACGAAAAGTTATTGATATTCCCTTTAAACGTTCCGTCACCTAAACGAATCTGAAACTCTTTCAAGGCATCTGCTGCCTTATCTGTATTCATCGCTCCGTTTTCCATTCCGTTTTTCAGGAGCTGGAACATTTCTTTTCCTGAGTATCCGGCAGTTTTGAATAACGGCGAATACTCGTTGATCGTGTCCATGAAATCATCGGATGAGTTTAATCCGTTTTTATACCCGGCCGCCAACAAATCCATTGCTTCTTTACTGGACAGCCCAAAATTTTTCATCAGCTTTCCGACAGCGACTGTGTTTTCTTTTACGTCTGTCCCTGTTCTTTCTGAGATTATTGCGAGCTGTCCGGCGACCTTCGAAAGATCTGTATCGTTCAGATCTGACATGTTTTGTTTTACTGCGATGATCGCGTCTGCTGCTTCGTTTGCATCTTCTACGACGCCCTGTTCAAATACTTCTTGAGCGGCTTTTCCATACTCCTGTGTCTTTTGCTTCGACACATCAAGATTCGCCGCTATCTTTTGCTGGGCACTCTGCATATCATTTGCGGATTCTACCGCACTTGATCCAACTTCTTTGATCTTCTCGCCAACAACACTCAGGTTTTCCGCAGCCATCATGATCGTTTGAGCATTTATATTTTTCCCAATTCCACCGAGTTTTTCTGACGCCGTTTCTGATTTTTCGCCTAACTGCTCCAGTTTTTGTTGTGTCGCGACAATCTCTCGTTGTAGCGCATTGTACTGTTCTGGATTAATTGGCGTTCCAAATTCTTCTGTTACCTGCTTGGCTTCTGTTTTTAATCCTGATAATTTGGTTTTTGTTTCTGTTATCTCGTTTTGCAGCGCATTATACGCATCTGTATTTATCTTTCCTGCATCTTTCATGCTCTGCTGTTCATTTTGTAATTCTTTTAATTTTTCTTTTGTCTCTGATATTTCTTTCTGAATTGGATCATACTTTGCTCTCCATGCATCGTAATTATCCGCAGATTTTGACACCTCTTCGTTTGCTTTTTTCAGCATATCAAGTTTGTTTTTTGTTTCTTCTGCCGCTTGTGCAAGAAGTGTCTGCTGCTGCCTTAATAATTCTGTATTTCCTGGATCAAGTTTTAGCAGACGGTCAACATCTTTTAATTGAGCTTCGAGACTGCTAATGTTCCCGTTGATTCCAGAAAGCGCTTTATCAAGTCCTGTCGCATCACCATTTAATTCAATCGTGATCCCTTTTATATTTCTTCCTCTTGCCATCTGCTATCCTCAAAAAACGCATCAAAAAAAGACACCTTCCGATGTCTTTTTTCTTTGCTTTCATTTAATATTCAAAACGATGTGTATGATTTCATCCACAAAACAGTCGCTTAGAATTTGTTAAAATCTTCCTGTCCTGCTTTATCTGGATAATCGTAATCATCATTTTTGTTTTCAATTGCCATATCCATGATCATTCCTATTGTGAGCTCTTCCAAATCGCTCATGGATAGTCCGATTTGGACACATCTTAAAAGAAACAGGGCTGTTGTTACTTCCCTGTCAATGTCGCGTTCTTTTTTTTTGAATGTTCCAATTGCTTGTTATTCAAATTCCATAATTCAAAGATTTCTGGGAGGATCTGATAAATTGAAAATGTTTCAAAACGATCTAACCACTTTCCAATATCGTTTGGCACCCGGCTCGGATCTGCATGCTTTGCCATAATGTACGCAATGTTTTCAAACATTTCCAGATTTTCAACAGGAAGCTCGTCCCCTTGTTTTTTCTTTCGATCCATTGCCTTTTTCAGTGCCATCATATCTTTAAAGATGTCTTTTCCGAATACGTTCCGATACATTCTTGGAATTGCAGCGCTGGACTTTAATTTGACATTTTTCCCATCAATCTTTACTGTCTTTTCCATCTGATTGCTCCTTTACACTTCAGCTGCCGTTGCTTCATAAACTTTGTTAAACCATCCATTGTAAGTTGTCTCATCCGTTTCGTCTGTTGTTTTTGCTTTAACTCTCCCGTCTGCCAGTGGAGACGCTGTCAATGATAATGTCTCGGTTTTTGGTTCGATCGTATCTTCTTTTGTTTCGCTTTCGATCGTTGGGCGTGTTGCTTTGCAGTTGTACAGCACATGGCGGATTCCATTGGCATCTCCGTCAAACTGGAACAATAGAGCAAACGATTTAACTGTCACATCTGCATTTTCCGTTATAACATTTTTTGTATCTTTGGTATCTCCTAAGATGTCTGTCCTAAATCCGTCCGAAACTAATGCCATCTCTAAATCACCCGAATACCCATTATTAGTTACAGACACGTAATAAGCTACTCCGTCTGCATAAAATATACTGGTGTCTCCCTCTGCGTCTAATGATAATGATACGGCTCCAGGAACTGCAACTGGTGTCCCCCATGTTATTTTCCCTTCCGTTTCCATAAGCTCAGCATAATGTACATTTTTCAGGTTGTACTTGATCTTGTTTTTACCTCTTGTCATTTTTTACACCTCCATCTGGTAAAGAACTTCATACATCTGTTCGCTGTCGATGTACGTTTCTTCCTTTTCCCAGGATACGTTATAGTTTTTAAATATCTCTTCGATTCTTTTTTCTAATTCGTGATCTTTTTCGTCTGTATATAGTTCAATGTTCATTGCGTCGATCACTGCATACACAACGCCGTCTGCATAGAAATTTGCGCTCTCTTCGTTTAGCCATACGATAAATGGTGGATCAACTGCGTTTTCCTCTGTGAAATGATGGTACTGGAACGGAAGTCCTGTTTCCGCAAGCATTTCTTCAATTCTTTCTTTGCTCATCATCCTTTTACCACCTCTTCCTCCAACTTCTTGATTGCCTTTTGTTCTACTTTTTTGATGTGCGGAATTGCAGATACGCGGCCACCACCGCGTTTTGCGTGACCTTTTTCAAGCAAATGTGTCAGGCGGTATTCTCCGTTTCCTGCATAGATCGTAGAAGAATCTCCTGTTGTCTTCTTTTCTGTCTTGCTTCTCCAGCTTCTTGCATAATTTCCGGTTGTTTTAGGTGATGTTGTTTTTAATTCTTTCACTGCTTCTTTTGTTGCCTGCTTTACTGCTTCATTCAGTACTTTCTTTTCAACTTTTGCGTATTTTTGCAGCTCTTTTCTGATTGCTTTTCCTAAATCTTTTGCTTCCATTATCTCACATCCTTATACGCAATTGGTGATCTTGACAATGATAAAAGCAGATACGGCGGCATCTGATCGAATTTATCCTGTATCTGCTCTATCTTGTATTGTTTCCCATTGATCAGGATCAGATCCATTCTTGATATATCTTGGATCTTTGGAATTGCTACCGTTTTCTCTATGTCGTTTCCTGCAACCTTTGCATCCCAGAAACGTTTGATACCGACTGTCATATCTCCATAGCGGACTCTGTCCATTTTTGTCTTCACAATCTTTCGTTCTGACAGCTCACAGATCTGTAAGATGCCGTCGTTGAACGTAATGAAATTATGATTCTTTATTCTTGGCATCTGCCCACCTTCCGATCTGCAACGAAATGATCTCACTTTTGTAATTGTTCCAAAAATCATCTAATGCACCGCTTCTTGCATACATGCAATAATCTAACAATAGTTGTTTTTCTACTGTTTCGTTTTCAAAATCGCATGTACCAATTTTTCCTTCAATTGCTGCTTTCCCTCTGGTAATAATGCCAGTGAGCTTTTGTGTCTCACTGGCATCCATATCCCATGTTATATCTAGGTAGTTTTTTACATCTTCAAATAATTGTTCCATAGGCTTTCACCTACTCTTTTGTAACTGTGATTGTGTATGTTTTTGTCTCTGCACCATCAGTTACAATAACTTTTACAGTGTTTTCTCCAGCATCCCATGTCAGTTTTGTTCCATTCGGATACTTCTTAGTCTTAAATTCGATCTCAACCTCAGCTGTTGCATCTGCTGGCAGTGCTGTGATCGTGTTACCTGCGTCTGTTGTTGTTACAGTGTATACTATAGTTCCTGCTGCAAACGCTTCGTTAAATTTCTTGTTGGAGAATTTTAAATCTGCAAGCGTTGCATCATCTACATCTGCTGTATTTGTTACAGTTTCAATCTTGTAGTAAGCTGGCTGTAAGTCTGTGATGTCAAATACAATAAATGCATTGTTATCGATTGGAAATCCATGAGCGTACATCTTAATCAAATATACTCTTTCGTCTTCCAGGAAGTGATATTCATCAGAATAGATGATGTTCCCGTTATTTCCCATTCCGGCACCCATGAAATAAAGGTTTGCAATTCCGAAAACGGCTCTTCCTTTTTGTACTGCTGCGCTCTGCATAATATTCATATCAAACGGAAGTGCTGACACGTATCCGCCGTTTGGTGCCGGGTACTGGATTGCCGGCATAACCTTGCTGTAGTAATCGCTTGGATTTACAAGGAGGATCAGGTCTGCCACTGTTCTAGACTCTCCTTTTTCATTCAGTGCCAGGATTGCAGCCTGTTTGTTTAACTGGACGTTATCGAATTTTGTGATCTTCACAACGGCTTTGTCTGGATACACACCGGCGGTCACTGTAACGTTATCTCCTACCTGTTTTGTCATTCCGATCGGTTCATCTTTTCCAGTTCCGTTTACAATTCCATCTTCTAATCCGTTCGCAAGTGCTTCATACAGGATTGTTCTGATGTAATTATCTAACCATTCTGGCCCGAGGTCTAGCATCGCTTTAGAGATTGGAATAAATGCGGATAATTTGTCCTGTGTCACATCGACTTCCTTGAATCCTGATTCAAGTTCCTGAATGATCTTATCGGTTAATTTACCCCATGCAGCTTTCTGGAATCCGTTAGTGTTCATCATCATTCTTGTGAGCCCAGTCACGCTTGTGAACTGAATCTTGCTCAACAATGGATGATTTGTTTCCAGGTCGTTAAACACAGAATCAACAATTGTTTCCGGCATGACAACATCAAGATTGCCAAGTGCCTGTTTTGGATCGTTGGATTTCATCGCTTCTATAACAGCTTGATAATACTCTTTTTCTGTCGTTGTCAGCTGTCTGACTCCTCTTGTTGCAAGTACTACGGCATCGTTGCTCTGTCTGAACTCTGATCTTGCCTGTGTCAGTACTGCTTCCTGAATATTCTCACATAACTTCATGAAACCATCATCAAATGCTTTCAGATCGTCCTGCTGCATTGCTTCATGCATCAGCTGTAAGATTTCCTGTTTTTTTGTTTCTAACATGTCTAAATTTTTAATCGCCATTATTTCCCTCCAAAAAATTTCTTAAATTTGTTTACTGGCTCTTTTGGTTCTGGATCTTTCAATCCTTGCTGTAGTTTTTTTAGATCTTCTTTCAACGATGTCTGCATATTCATCTGCTGCCGCATTGCCTGGAGCTGCTGCATCATTGCCTTTTGCTGGACATCTCCATCGTCTTTCTGTTTCGATGTCGCAACTTCATCAATCAGTCCATACTCTAATGCTTTATCTGGCGTCAGATAAGTTTCTGCATCCATAAGCTCCTGTAGTGTAGCCTCGTCGATCGTTGCACGTTCCAGGAATACCTTCCGGTTTGATTCCATTAATGTATCAAGGTCATCTGCACATTTTCGCAACTGTTCCGCATTTCCGTAACATTCCATCCACATGTTGTGCACAAGTGCAGATGTGCCAAGATTCATGATTCGTTTGTCACACGCCTGTAAGACCAGGAATGCAATACTATGTGCTACTCCGTCTACAATTCCTGTAACTGTACAATCTTTTTGTTTCAGCAAATTGTAGATTGTAGTACCTTCTGATACAGAACCGCCATTACTGTTGATATGTAATTCAATTTCTGAACCATCCTGGATTTCTTCCAATGCTTCCTTGAAATAGTTCGCAGATGTTTCCGACTCGCTGTATGACCAGCTGTACCAGTCAAATCCTCCGTATTTGGTTACATCATCATACAGATACAATTTTGTTGGCCCTGCTGCCTGTTGTGACGGTTCCAACCGCCAATACGTTTTAGGTTCCAATGTTCCCTCCTGTCTCGATCATTGCGTCAAGCACATCTTCTACGTTTGCATAATTCTTTGTGATGATGTGCTGGTTTGCCCAATCCTCGTTGATCCTTGGTTTTCCAAGAAGTTCAAGGATATCATTCACACTAAACGCTCCGCAGCTGATCAGCTTGTCAATCGGTGTTGCAATGTCGAATATATCAATATGTTTTACTGTTGTTGTATCAATCCTCACATAGTTCCCTTGTGAAAAATTGATATACCCTCCTTCCTTTCGATTAATCTCCTGTGTAATCATCTTCGCCAATGGATCAATCACGAAAGTCAGAAGCTCGTCCACCGCTTTACTTGTGTCCTGCACGTCACCTTTCGCAAGGCTTGGTGGAAATGAAAAAGCCCTCGCAGTGAATTCAAATGTGTCATCTGCCAGAGCCTTGATATCTCTTGTGTTTTCTGTTGAATATGTTTTACTGTTCTGACTGATATCCTGATACGAATACCCATCAAACAGCGGAAGTACCGCATTATCTTTTTTAAAGAAATTTGCAAAATGTTCACTCATCAGAGCCGCAAATATTTCGTCAAAGTTTTGTGCCTGTTGTGCCATGGCGCTGATGTTTAAGATTCCTCTGCTGCCTCGTGATTTCTGATAAGCCTTAAATGCACAGCTCATTAATTTGCTATACGTTGCATTCATGTTGTCGATGTATCTTTTTACATCCTTTGAGTTTAGCTCAAAGAAAAAGACATCTGACATGTAAAACGTGTCTGACAATGTATAATCATCAATTAGGACATTTTTAAATTCATAGTCGCGCAATGCGTATCTTTCTTTTTGGTAGGAATCCGCAATGTAAAGAGCTCCATTGATTTCTACGACCAACGCTTCATTCCTTCGGTACAAGGTACCGATCAATTTGTTAATAAATGCCGTCGCATTCTGGTTTGGATTTGGTTCGACGTTCCATCGATACCATTCCTTTTCTTTCTTTTCTGTATTTTTGTAATATGTCTTGAATTCACATTTTGATAAAGCATTTGCGATTTTATTCACGCATGTCCAAAACGCCAATTCTTTTAAATACAACTCGCTGACCGCCTGCTGCACATCCTCATCTTTTATGAGTTCCTCGACCGTTACGGTCTTTGGTGGTGCAAATTTCTGGATCAACCAGTCTTTGAATCCCACTGCTGCATCACCTCCTTTATTCTGCCATCATTTTATGTAAATACCATTTCTTTTGTTGCTGTTCTAAATTAATCTGTTGTTCAAGTGTATTTATCTCGTCATCTAAGACTTTTATACTTTGTACAACATATTTTTGTGTGTCTTCGTTGTCATGCCAAGCAATTTGAAAATGTTTTAAAGTTCCAAACTGTAAATTGATTGTCGTTCGGTATCTTCTTAGAAACTCCGGAAAGCATCTTTCAATAGCAATGAACATATAATCAATGTTGATTCCATCCTTTGGTTCAAACACTGCATATCTTGAATCTATCTTCCCCTTGTTTTTGATCTGTCCAACGCTTTCATCTACTGCGCTTAATTTAATATAGCAAGATCCCGCTTTATATTCTTTGCCTGCTACTGCACGCTCTACATTACACAAATCGTAGATATTTACTTTTTTAGTGTTAAAATTCATATCAATTCCTCGAATGACATTTGTCCATATTCCTGCTCTTTTGGCTTTTTCTTTAAAATGCTCTTGTGCATCTTAATAAATTCCATATCTTCTTTGTTTCCTGTAAGATCATCAAGCATATCATATATTTCTTCTTTCAATTTTGATTCTTCTTCATCAATTGCTTTCAGATTACATAATATTTCTTTCACATCTGGCAATGGTTCCGGTATAAATGTATCTACATATCTCGGAATGTTTAAGTTGAAATCGTTTTCTTTTATTTCTTCATAGCTCGCTACGTGTGAATATCTTTCAACTTCTTTTCGTTTTTGAAATGTCTCTATCACTTTATTGATATGTTCTTCTTCCATATCGTTTTGTGCTGCTTTTTTTACAAAGTCTTTCGATGCGTCTATAAAAAGAACATCGTCTGAATATCTTTCAAGTACCAAAAGAAAAACTGGAATCTGCGTGTTTAGAAATAATTTGTCAGGAACTCCAATCACTGCGCTGATCATATGATTCTCGATCAGCCATTTTCTGATTTTTCCTTCTTGTGCTCCTCTGAACAAGATACCATGTGGGAGAACTGCAATCTGTCTCCCGTCTTCTTTTAAGTGCTGCATTCCCCTAAGTATAAAGCCAAAATCAGCTTTACTTTTTGGGATAATGAAATCATTCATTGGATATTTTTCTGAATCCTGAAATTTCATCGAATAGGGTGGGTTCATGATTACATTGTCATATTGTCCCATGGTTATTATTCCAACTTTTTCGGGAATTGATATATTTCCGCGCTTTGAAAGTCTGTAGCTTTCATAAATTTCATTTCTCAAACAATCCGCTCTGTTGATCGTTCCTGTGATTCCATTAACGCATGCATCAAGTAATGCAAACGGTATTGTTCTTTCCGAATACTCGTATTCGTTGATTTCTTTTCCTGTGTATTTACTCAATGCACCTGTTCCTGAGCACATATCAATGCAATTCCCATCTTTCATGATCCTAGCCACAATCGTACAAATACAATCTGGTGTGAAATCTTGTTTTAGGTTTTTACGATCCCCCTGTTCTTCTTGAAAGATATCTCTGATTTCTGTATGCCCTCTGTTTCTTACTTCTTGAATCTTTTGTTCTGCCTGATCAGATAACAGGATTTCTAATATTTTATCAGGCAATTTATAAGATTCTTTCACTCCAAATATTTCAAGTAATCCCATCTTGTTACCTCAATAGCTATAAATTTTAATCTTAGGTGTCGTTGTGATTGCTTTCTCTGGCAATACATCCTCGACTACCATACTTGCAACTAATGCCATGAATGGATCTGTTTTCCTTGACTTTGCTTCAATTTTCCCATAGACAAAATTTCCAAAATCCATATCATCCGGCTGTCCTATCTTTCGATTGTGCCTGACTAGCTTTGTATTATTTGTCGCCCATCTTAATTCTGGAGCTTCGCCCCAATGGAACCAGTGATTTACGAAGCAGTGATCTATCACAGGGACTACACGCATGATATCCGATGGTCTGATCAGTTTCAGGTTCTTATATGTTTTCTTATCAAATCCGATTGTTTCCAGGTACTTACTTAGTAAGGTGTATCGATAATCGTCTATTGCCAGCATTTCAATTCTGTAATGCTGTTTCATTTTCTGGATATAATCCGTTATGATCTGTGGATGTATCTCCGGCTCGTCAACGATCGTGATCCGTCCATCTTCCGCCCAGTCTTTCCACGGTATTTTTAGCCTTGGAATATCTTTTGACTGGCTGCATATCCATGAATGATTAATATCATATCTTTGATCTCCATCCCTAAAATGTAGATTGACAGATGCCCAATCTGTGATTTTCGTATAATCAACGCCACATGTACATGGCCATTGTGTAACGTCCACGATTTCTGTTTTTGTTACTGCGATGTTTTCCCAATCTGTTACCTTGATCTCGCTGGATCCGTCTGGGATATTCATTCTTTTTGTCATAAATGCGGATAATCTTTGTGGATTTTTCTTCCACTCCCTGTATTCCTTTCGAATCTCTTCCAGTAGATCCGGAAAGTATGGAAGTGATGGATTTGCCTTTGGCCAATTTGTTTCATCGTCTACTTCCTCTTTTGAATCGAGACGGCATAAAAACGGCAGCAATCCATAATCAGGTTCATTTCCTTGCAAAATTTCCTCTGACTTATCAATCAGATCATCGCACACGCCTTCTCTTACATCTCCGTTTGTCGTGTAATAAGATCGCCGTGGATGTTTCTTCTTTCCAAGCCCCGTCGTGAAAACGTTAATGTTTTTGTAGTCCTGGTACTGGTGGACCTCGTTAAAGATGCAAATACCTGATCTAAGTCCGTCCTTCCCTTTCGGCGAGTTTGTCCGTCCTTTGATCACGGCTTTTGTTCTTAACGATCTGACCTGTTCTTTTGTCCAGTAGAAGAATCTCTTTAATTTCTTCCTGTATTTTGGCTCATCAAATGCGTTGATGATGTCATACACAGGGCGCATCGCCTGATCTTCATTGTTCGCGCATATATCAACATCATACTCACGTATCCCGTGATTATACGGCGAGGCAAGGCAGACAGATTCCCATGCAATCGTTCCATCTTTTCCAGCACCACGTCCGATTAGGCAAAACAGATCCGGCCATCGCGGCATCCCTGTCTCTCTCCAGTACGTGCAGTCATGCAGACCGATCACAAATTTCTGCCACGGCATCAGGTGATCATATGGAAAATATTTTATCAGGCTGATGTACTTTTCAAGTTGCTCATTGTCCGTGTAAATATCTTCCGTCGCAAAGCAACGTTTGACATGCTTTATCAGTCTTTTCTGATCCTCACACGTTTTGTACGTTCCGTTTTCAACGATGTCAATCCATTCCTGTATATGTTTATTGATTTTACAATTCGTCATCAAAATCACCATCCATTTCCTGGACGGCTTTGATTCCAAGGGAATCCAGGATCCTCAGCATTTGAGTATTTACTTTTAAAAGTTGTTCAATACTTTCGTTTTTCTTAACTCCTTTCTGACCACCGCCATTGTTGTACTCAACTGTCACTCCTCGGTTTTGAATGTCCTGGATTAACAGGTTTTTTGTCTCATAAAATGACATATAATCGTCCAGAAGGTCAGAAAAATGCTCTCCATGTGTCTGATTTCTCTCCATTTGGTCCTGAAGATCTGCCTTGATTTTTCTGTACTTTGCTGGTTTTTTTGCCATTTTTTGACCACCCCCTTCACGTGCGCGAGGCAAAAATCTCGATTGTCGAGTCCACCCACCGGTCTCCGGTATCGGAATTAATTTCCAATTTTTTCGACCCGGGGGTATCTCTTCCATTTTCTTGCAATCTACCAACGTTCCTCTGTTAACGGTTCATCTCTCTTCTTCTTTCTGTGGCCATGCACCTCTTCATGACAGTCATGACACAGGCTGATCAGGTTTCTTTTTCTTTGTCCTCTGAATGTGTACCAGATATCAAGAGCTTTGTCTGGATGCTTCTTAACATAGTTCACATGATGGACCGTTGTTGCCTTTGTATAGATTCCTCGTTGCTTGCACAACTGACATTCTCCTTTGTCAAGCTGCAAGACTTCTTTCCTTACATGCTTCCATCTCGTCCATGTATAGAAGCGATGTATGTTCTCACGTACACATCGTTTTACATAATTGATTTCTCTTTCTGTCATTATCTTCATCCTTCCTTTGTCAGAGTCTGACAAAAAGATTGCAGCATCTGGATTCGAACCAGAAGGATAATTGAGTAACAAACCATGCATCATGAAATGAGGCGAACAGGTGAGATGAAGAAACCTGTTCCTTTATACCGTTGAGACCAGCAATTATTTTATCCTGCTCCTTCAGCTGCTGCCCTGTTTCGTTTGCCATATCTTGCATTTTTTTCAAACACGTAAAAAGAACCCGGCTTTTGCCAGGTTCTTTTTATGCAAGAAAAAGTGATCATGTGTAACTGATTTCGTTTTAATCAATTGCATGATACATATTACCAAAACAAAGTGTGCATTTCTATGCATTTTAGTGCACACTTTTAATCAATGTTCAAATTCTTTAATGCTTTTGAATGTGTATTGTGTACCTGTCTCCAGCTGCAATTTAATTCTACGCATATATCTTCCCATTTCATAAATTTGATGTACCTAAGATACAGTATCTTGCTCTGTGTTCCATCCTCTACATCTGCAATCTTTTCTTCGATCTCTAGCCTGATCTGCTGCATTTCTTTCTTTTTGTCATCGATCTTTCTTAAGAACTCTTCCACTTTTACGATGTAGTCCGATATATCAGACGGTCTACTGCTGCCCTTCGGCATTCCAACATTGTCGTATTCAATTCCCTTTGGTCCGTTTACCTCTAATATCAATGCTTCTTCTTGTTCTTTTAACGATTGGTACTTCTTTGCTGCATTTTTGTAACGATTCAGATATTCTTTTTTCTTCTCGTTCTTCTCTCGCTCTGTCATTCTTCCCATCCTCTCTCTGTCACCATTTCCGTCCAGATTTTTCTTGCATTAATTTCTTTCTGTACAGCCTTCCTCTTGTCGTTGAGTAAACTGTGTTCTTGTTCTCTTTCTCCTTTTCTTTTGCTTTTGCCATACTTAGCTTCCATGCTACAAATTCAGTGCATTTCTTCCTACATGCTACTCTCTTCTCTCCTTCTGCTTTATGATCACATCTAACACACGGACAATCTTTGTAACCCATTTGTCTTTCCTTTCATCGTATATTTTTTAATATCTCGTTCACATAAACAAAAAGCAATGCATTTCCCGTTATTAACGCAAATATTAGCCACTTTAAGCTTTCGATTTTCTCATTCTTTACCTCACTTTTTATGTACTTTGCCAAATCCATTATCAGTACTACAATTAGCGCATTAGTCAATAAGCTGTTCATTTTATCTCCTAACATTCGATTTTAATTTTGCTCATTTCCCTTACCTTGTTATAAGTTTCATTTGCCAGCTTATTAACGTTATCCAGGTCTTTCATGAGCCTGTCCAATTCTTCTCGTTCTACAGATACTCTAATTTTTACTAGCTTTTCTTTGTTTCCGCGTACAGTCGGAACTCCCAACATCTGAAACGGTCCGCCTCCACATTGCGAACAGCTTTCTCCGTCTCTCCATTTCCTAAAGTACACGTGTATTCTTCCGCAATTTGCACACTGTACAACTAAGCATTCATTTTCTTCTTCATTCCTCTTGTTCATTTTTTCCTCCTATAATTTGTTCAGTGGGCATCTATCGCATATATCTTTACATTCCTGATTAAAATTCGGAATCATTTTGGTATATACACAATAATCATCACACATCTCCTGCTTCACTTCTTCCAGGATGTCTGTTACCGTTTTGCTTTTCTCTCGATCTTCTTTTACAGCTCCTACGATTTCGGCAATGGTTTTTTGTTCCTTCGTGATATCTTCTTCTATCCCCAATAAGTAATCAGAAGTGGTGTGTAACGCATTTGCCATATTGGCAATAACTAATCCTTTAGGGGTTCGTTCTCCGCTGATGTATCGTGACACGGAAACTTCAGTAACACCAACTTTTTCAGCAAGCTCTTTCTGTGTCAATCCTCTTTTTTTCAACAAACCTTTAATCCTACCTCCTAAGTTATTCTCGTTCATTGTATTCACCTCGTTTTCAAGCACAATCGCATCTCCTAATATCTGAAACGGCCCACCTTCCGCATTTTTTTAATTCTTTCCCACTCATTTCTTTTCAATTGGAATAATTTCCCCTTTCTCATATCTGCAATATCTACCGTCTTTGCTAATGTATGGAGACATAAATCCTGTACTCATTCTCCCTCCTCCATCTTCAAAGTACCAATAAACAATCTTTGTTGATTTGTCATAAGATAAACTGTTGTTAATTTTAGTCAACGTCGAATCTCGTTGTACATCGTTTTGAATTGATGCTGAATCTCGTCGTGTATTGTTGTAGTTAAATGTCGGTAAAATAAACATTACAACAATGCCCATTATCAGTGCTGAAAACGCGACATATACTAATTTTCCCATAAGCTTCGCCTCACATCCTTGATATTAAATTCTGCTGCCTCCGGTATAAATCTCATGTATCCTACATCTCTTATAACCTCGTTCTCTGTTGCTCGTTAAACAGCCATTCTACTACATTCAATACTTCTCTTTTTGTAATGCCGTTTATTGTTGGTGCATTTATTACCTGCTGTATTGCTTCGTATTTTTCATCTTTTGTATATTTTTTAGAGTCTATTTGTTGAAATACTGCAAATGCTTTTCCAATGTTCATCTTATTCCACCTCTTTCAATTGTTCTTCCAAACAATGTTTTAATGCATATATGATTGTATAATCTAAAGGACTAATCTTTTGCGGATCATGTTCTGCCCTATGCTCATACTTAAATATTTCTGATTCTAACGCACTACTTAACTTGATCGGTTCCAACGGATTTTCAATATCATCAAGAAACTGTGTTTTCATCTTTCTCTTATATTCTCTCAACTCTTTCAGCTCTTCCAACCACTCTGCAAGTTGATAATGCTCTTCTGCCCATTCAACACACTCGTCATATTTTTCATTGTTTGAGTTAACACGGTGTATCATAGCTTCGCTGTGTTTCTTTGTCGCTATATATTTTGCGCGCTCAATGGCTTCTTCTAAATTCATATTCTCTTCTCCTTAACTTTCTTTAACAATTGATAGACACGGTCTTTCTGCATTTCGTCATCAACTTCCTTTAGTGTCGGAATCGGTTCAAAGTCATCGCTTTCCCCATTCATAAATTTAATCAAGGCATCTATGTTCAAGTCATCTATGTAGTTGTTAAGTTCCACCATTCTTTTTTCTTCGTCAGTCATTATCAATCACTTCCTTCTCACAATGAATGCAACTATCGTTATCCATATCCTCAAACTCACAATCTAATGAAAGATCATTAAATTCGCATTGATCACAGCTATCATGCATATTGCAAAAATTGTATAATTCATCTATCTTTTCTTCTCTCGTCATAACTCATCCCTCCTATATGTAATTCAGTCCATCCGGCTGATCTCTGTCCGCATATGTGATCATCTTTTTACGTCCTGTCGCTTAAGATCATCCCGAAACCCACAACTACCACGACTATTACTACGACTTTTTTAACAACAATCTTAGGTTGTTGGTTACTACGGACAGAGATCAACCGGATGCTTCATTTTTTTCTTAGCTTGCAGCAAGCAACTTGTTGAATGTATTGCTCCTTTTATTCAATAATAATAGGCTTTATATCTACAACATCGTAAAAATTAGGTTCTGCTCCAATCTCTTTAATATAGTCTTCTACTAGATCTGTTAATTTTTCCTCGTATTTATCATATATTTCTTGTCTTTCTTCTATATCTCCTACGGACAAATCCCAATCTTCTGCATTATCTCCGTAATCAGAATACATTGCATCTTGTACATCTTCTAACACTCTCTCAAACCACACTCCGCAACTAATATCTGGTTCTATACATTTCCCGATGTAAATCATTTGTCCAGGCTTAAATCCTTCTGATTTAGCATCCTCAATGCATTCTTTAATTGAATCAAACGTCCCTTTATAATCTTCTGAGAAAATTCTATCTCTTTCCCATGCATACAATACTTCTTTATCTGAATCTGTCATGTTCTCTTTCCTCCATAATTGATATATTAGTTGTTCCTTAACTTTCTTTGACAATTACTTGATCTTAATGACTCTCTGTCGTACTGATTAAGTATCTGTTCTAGTGCTTTTTCTGCTTCCTCTCTTGTATTGCATATCTTAACAGTTTTAGACATTCCTCCTGTTATGTTGCATTCAACATAGTATTTCTTTTCATTATCTTTGAACTGATGTTTGTAAATCCATATATCTCGTATGCATTGCATATTCACAATCGTTTTATCTTCTGCTTGTATCAGCATAATTCTTTACCATCTCCTTTCCTTTTTAGCAAAAATGAAATTCCAACTGTTCCGGCTCTCTTGTATAAACTCTCTCGCTCCTAACTCTGCCCTTCTTACCTTCACCTCATATTGCGGATTCTGTCGTGCTGTGAAGATAGCTTTTTGTCGCTTCTTTTGCTCTTTCCAGTCATTACTCATGTTTTTTCTCCTATTCATACCTTCCTGCTCCTGCTCCGTATCGGTGCCACGTTGCTCCTGTTTTAACTTTCTTTCTTCTTTTGTTTATCATTTTTTCATGATCTGCGATTATTATATAGCGATACTTGTTATCCCAGTACTCAAGCACTTGTGGACTGATTCCTGTTTTCTTTGCCATTGTTTTGTATGTTATTCCGTCAAATAACATTTTAGTTACAATTCTTTTTTTGTATTCTTCGCTGTATTTTTTGCAATTGTTGTCGTCTACTTTTTCTATCTCTTCGTCTTTATACTGTTTTACCCACTTCCTTAATGTCATCAAGGTTATTTTTGTTTTAGCTGCAAATTCTCTCCTCGTCATCCCTGACGCTAGTAGCATTCTTACGATGCCTCGTTTAAATTCTTCTGTATATTGCATAGTTTTGTTCTCAGACAGCTTAGTTCTTTACCTGATGCAGTGTATTTAACCGCGATCACTGGTTCTTTCTCTTTTTTGTCTAATCATGTTAAATCCCTGTGATTCTTCGTTTGTGGTTTGTGGTTTGTGATTTGTAAAAAAAATAATAATGATTGTGTTATAAATAAACAGAAACTTGATAATGTATAATAAAACTTTGTTAATAGTTGCTAAAAGAATCTCTCAGGTAAAGAATTAAGCTGTCTGTTCTCCTTTCTGCCTGCTGCCTTTTCTGGCAGTAGGCTAATAGATCTCATGGCTTATACATGACTTCTTTGTTTCTTATGCGTTTTGTTAATAGTTACTGTGGTATATTGCAACTGGTTATTACCAGTGGTGCATCATTTCATTGTGTCCGATTCGGACACCTTTCTTTTTCGGACTTTTTGCTTTGCTATAAACCTTTTTAATGGTTGTCCGTTCATTTTTCTTTTATTGTTTCCTGCATTATGCAGCTTTCTCTTTTGCTTTCTTGCTTCTCTTTTGCTTTTGCAAATTTTAACCTCTACAACTTTCGGATGCATTTCCCCTCGTATCCCATACACGAGCCATCCATCTCTCGTTTCTTCTTTCTGTATTATTATTCCTGGTACCACTATTGGTCGTTTCCCATCTCCAAACACTACTTCTTTCATATTGTTGTTTATTTGCTTGGATTTTTCTTCTAATGCCTTAGACATCTCTTCTCCTGTTACCATCATTTTCTTTCTCACTTCTTTCATCTTTTCAAGATTTTCTGATAATCTCAGCGCTTGATCCGTTTTTGTATCGAATGCCGTTTCTGTTTTTTTGATTCTTTCTGTTATTCTTTTAAATGCTTTTCTTATCCTTTTTATCCCTTCGATCATTGTTCTTTCCTTTCTGCAAATTCCATGCTTTCTGCCACGATCTCCGTCGTGTACACTTTTGTTCCGTCTGTTTTTGTATAGCTTCCTGTTTGGATTCTTCCTTCTAGTACAATCTTAGTTCCTTGATCCAGCCATTTGTCTGCAAATTCTGCCCCTTTACCAAATGCAACGCATCCGATAAAGTCTGCGTCCTGCTGCCCTTCTCGTTTAAATCTGCGATCTACGGCTAATGTAAACCTTGCTATACACAGATCGTCTTCGTTCCAACTTATCTCAGGCTTCCTGGTTAATCTGCCCATTAGCATTACTTTGTTCATATGCCCTCCACTTCTGATAGTCCAAGGATGCAGTATCCTTCTTCCAATCCTTTAAATCCCTCTAGGATATAGATCACTTGTTTCTCTGTTACTCTTCCTGTCTCTTCTCCATCACTCATTTCGTGCAGTTCCAGGACGTCTCCGATCTGATAGTTTCTATCATTTTTTTGCAGTTCGAATGACTTCTTTCCTGTGTCCACTGCATCAAAGAACATCTTTGCAAGCTTTAGGCGGTGTCTTCGCTCGTCCGTTTCGTTTCCTGGTACTTCCACTTTGTTCGTCTGCGGAATCTCCACGCGTTCCGTCTTTTGTTCTTCTGTATCAAATTTGATTAGTCCGCTAATTGCATCTGCCATCTTAACAATTGTCTTTTTCACAACCTCATGGAAAGGATCATCGTCACCATTATCAGCACTTAACGTTATAAATCCGTTTCTGCAATCGTACCATCCGTCGAATCCATTTACTCCACATAATGTTCCCCCAGAGGTTCTATATCTGTTTTTCATGTATTCTTTTAATTCAGATAAATTCTTTATGCCTGCACTGTTAACATCATATTGCATATACTCTGCAAACGCTTCTAATGCCTGTTTTTCTAATTCATCCTGATCCGGACAGTATTCCGGATAGCCTCTTTCCGGTTCCATCTGTCCTTCAATCTCTGCTTCTTCCTCTTCTTCGGTTTCGTCCGCTTCGGCTTCCTGTCTTGATTCCTTTAGCTCTGCTTCTTGTTGTTCTTCCAGGATGCGTTGCTTGTATTCTCTTATCTTTTTTACAGTTATGATCTTATCTGGATACCAGCTATATATTTCTTCCTGTTCATCTTCTTCCAGTCCTGCGATCTCCACCGCTGTCGAAAAGCTGATTTCCTGTTTTTCTAACAGCTCTCTCAGTTCCGGAATCAAATTGTTGTTGATGCTCATTGCATTTGCGATCTGTGTCGGTTTCTTCCCAAGAATCTTTGCTGCTATGTCTCGTAGTCTTCCAGATTTCAGGTCGTAACCCATGATCTTCTCTCCTGCTGCCTTTGCATCCTTGAGTGCATCTGTCAGGAGCTTGATTCTTTCTAGTTCTTTCTCTGGTGTCGCTTTTCGATAGCTGTTTGAGATACATAGCTCAATGATCTCTTCATTTTTGCTCCGTGGCTTTCTGATCTGACATGTAGCTTCCCTAAATTCCTGGAGATTTTCTTCCTCTACCAGTTTCTTTAATGCTCTCCATCTTCGTTCGCCACCGATCAGCTTGTACTCTTCTCCATTCTGGTTAGGCTCATACATAACCTCTAACGGCTGTAGCAATCCAAGAAGCTTGATCTCTGCTGCCTTTTCATCGATGCCGTTCTGATCACTTATGTTGTCTTCGTTTGCGTAAATGTTATAGATATCTATATCTTTCGTTCGGAATCGTGCTTTCGGCTTCTCTTCGATTCCTTCCTTACTCTTTTGGTTCAGCACGTCTATGACGCTAAATCCTGCCATGTTTTCTCCCTCCTTTCTTAATCTATCTTCTGGAATCTTCCGGTTTTCTTATTTCTGCGTTTCTCTTTTATATATTCCTGAGCTTCATTCCATTCTTCTTCACTCATTATTTCTTTTATTACGCTGTTATAGTCTCTTGCTGTATTACTTCCTTGTGGCATTGCTGGAATCGGCTTTTCGGCTGTTTCTGCTTTTTCTGCAACAACTGATCTTCTGATCTCTGTTTTAAACATCTTATCTTTGTACATGTCTTTCAGCCATACTGCTGTTTCTTTGTTTGTTTTGTTTCCAGTTTTCATCGTCATTAAGACTTTGACCTGCTGCCCTTCATGGAGTCCTTTTGTTTGATCAATCATATTTTCAACTGCTTTGATTCCATATCCGCCTGCCTTTACCGGAATTATCAACATATCTGCTGCTTTAATCACATTTATTACTGTTATGTCCAGTAATAATCCACAATCGCATATTACATAATCATACTTACTGTGGATACATTCGGTTTTTAACATGTTTTCAATGCGATCAATCTGGTTTTCCTCACTGTTTAGCATTTTCGCATTTGCCTTCATCAGCCACATGTTTGCTGTTACGATGTCTACGTTTTCATATTTTGTGCGCTTGATTACTTCTTCTGCACTTTTTTCTCCCAGTATGATTCCTGCAAGTCCTTTTTCGTCCGGATCGTATGCGCCCATCGTCTGTGATGCGTTTCCTTGTGCGTCTGCATCTACTACCAGCACTTTCTTTCCGTATCGTCCCAGTAGATACGCCAGCGACGTTGATGTTGTCGTCTTTCCAACTCCACCTTTTAAGTTTCCGACTCCAATTACTTTCATGGTTTTTCCCTCCTAATATGGCTATTTATTCTTTTGCTTTTCCTTTTACCCAGTTGTCAAATTTCTCTTTGCACTCTTTGCAAACGTCATATTCTTGTCTAGTTCTTCCATTTTTTTCAACTTCTCCAACAAACGTTCGTCTTGATACTTCTATTTTGTAATACGAGTCCTTTACACCAACAATGTCCAACTCTAAATAAGGCGTAAAGACTTTGCCACATATATCACATTTTCTTGCTATCATTTTATTGCTCCTCTTCCTTGTAATCTGTTTTTTTGTAAATTCTCAACGTTGTTACTTTTTTTGCCATCCATTTTATTACTTCCACCTCGTATCCTTTTTCCGTTACTCTCTGAACGTATTCTTCGATGGACATTACTTTTTTCATTTCATCCGGATATTCCATGCTTCCTATCATTTGTATTGTTCTTACCATTTTTTTACTCCATTTCTGCCATTGTTTTGATCACTTTGTTATTCTCAATCGGCATGGCATCCCATTGATTTAGCTTCACATATTCTTCGATTACCTTAAGTGCGATCTCCTGGCTGTAGCAGACTGCGACGAAATTTCCATAATCTGCTGCCTGTTTTAAAAAATCTTTCTGTTCCTTTTGCAGTCTCCCATCTCCGTATTTCATTTCGATGTACAGAGATGCATACTGTCCTTTTGGTACTGGAAGGTGCAGATCAGGCACACCTGCCTTTACTCCCTGTCGTTTTAGGACTGCTGCACTTACGCGATCACGCTTCCCACCGTTTGGGCAGTGATGCAATAGTTTCAGTTCTGGATAACGATTCTCCATGAATTTGCAAATTGTGATCACTGCTTCTTGTTCACTTGCTTCTGTTCTTAGCATGTACTGTTGTCTTCTTGCTCTACTCATTCTTTACCCTCCATCATCTATGTTCCAGGATCTGCATCCGTTTTGAACTAGAATGTACTCCATATACGGATATCCTGTTGCTGTGTATCCTTTACGCACACCGCCGTTCTCTTCGTCATGTCTTTTGTCGACATAGTAACCTTTTTGGCTCTTTGCATCTTCTCGGAAGAAATCTCTTTCCCACACCAATTCTTTTTTTATAATTGGCTGTTTCAAATTCCTCGATGTAGAATATGTCTTGCCCCCGTATTTCTCCTTTTTCTTTCTTCCTTTTTCTTTCACGAGATATGCTGCTAGCTTTCCGTACTGACCAGTACCATCAAGGAGTCTGATATTTATTCTCCCGCGATCCCAACACCTTTTGATCGCTTTTGGTTCTATGCTTTCTAGGACCATGTGGATATGTCTTGCTCCTTTGCTTCCGGTTTCAAGTACATAGACATATTTCAGCTCTCTTTCTTGCTTCTTGTATTCTTTTCTTAAGTCTGCAATCAGTTTATCCTTCTGCTTTACCAGGTCCTCATATGTATCTGGTCGTTCTTCTTTCTTGTATGAGAACGTGACGAACATGTCTCCTTCTTGGAAATTGCAGTTCAGCTTCCATCTAAGCTGTTCTGTCTGTTTCCTTATGTTTACATTTTCCTGTGCTTCTCTTGTCGGCTCTTCTCTCTTTATTCTCTTTTCTTTTGGCTTATGTTTTCTGCTGTAGTACTTTTTTACCTCTTTGCACTTACCTGCATATACTGTTCTTTTCCAATACGGCATTGGTCCATCTTCCTTTTTGGTACTCTGTCTACTTTAGTTATTAATATTTATCTAAAGTTAATACTTTTATCGAGTTGTAAAAGCGGAGTTGAACCGCTTATTTCCTTGCTTTTTTGTTTTTAATTTGCTATACTATATTTGTGGTTTTTTTAATCCACAATATGGCATTGAAAAGGCATCCCGATCACTGTTCCGGGATGCCTTTTTCTTTTACCATTTCTTTCAATCTCTCCGGATCATCACATATGTCCTCGTATCTTCCGAGCTTGTCCACAATGTCCCCGATCGCGCAGTTATTATCTACGCGGATCAAGGACGCTCTGTACGTGTCGGATCTGTGGTTTTTCATTGTCAGTCTCATTGTTTCATTTTCCTGTTTCTTTTTTCTTCTTTCTGTGATATACTGTAATTGAATTTTTAGCTATGTGCTGTGGTGTCTGCCGATTCCATGGCACTTTTTTTGTTTTCTTTTTTCACTTCTTTTTCTCCTCTTTCATCACCGTCGTTGATCTATGCAATGCTTCTTGTGTCTTTTTTGCAATTTCGGCCTGTTCTACATCTAGCAAGTTTTTTTCAATTATGTCCGCAACATATCTCAGCGCTGCAACAGTGATTGGTGCTGTAGCATCGCTGCAAGGTGTTACATAATTATTTATGTCTCTTGCGGCTTCAATACTGGCATGCTCAACCATCAATGCCGGCAATACGTTATCTTCTGTGCTTTCTTTTTTTATTTCCATCGCGGCCATTACTGTCTTTAATAATTTTTCTTGCATATTTGTACCTCTTCTTCTTTTTGTATCACATCTATTGTATTCATTAGCTTTTCTGCACCTTTGATCGTGCTTTCCCATTCTCCATTTGTTTTCTCTTCCAGTTTGTTCGCCAGAACTCTTAACGCTGCGATCACGTATGGTAAAGTGTTCGTCGTAAATGGGTGTATGCTGTTTCCGATCTCCTGCATTATGTTGTCTGAAACTTTCTTTATTTTTTTCAATCCATCTTCTTTCTGTCCACACATCAAGAACAGATTTGCTTCCATAATCTCTTTTTCGCAGTTAAACAAAATTCATCTCTCATTTTTTCAGCTTGTCCTTTCTGCCCGGTATATCACCGGGCTGTTTTCTTTTCTTTTGCTCCGATAGCTCTGATCACTGTCAGGGCCATCATCTTTTTCTGCTCTGGTGTAAGTTCTCTTACCTCTTTATCATTTACGAATCTTCTTACTGTGTATCCTTCCATACGTTTCCCTCCTCCCTTTCCAGTTTATTTATTCCTGCTTGTCTGTTATGCTGCTGTTGTTGGTTTGTTTTCATCCATCTCCTGTCTGGCAACCAACATCTTAATGCTCACATTAAGCATTACTAATGTATTTCTGTCTAATTTCTTTAAATCTTCCACTGTCTTTTCATACAGCTCTTTATCTTTTTCTTTCATATCTTTCACCTTCTTTCCTTTTGTTCCTGGCGCAGATAGATTGATACTCCGCCCGATCATCATTGTTCATTCCTTTTATCCAGGGGAGGATACGTTGTTAACGTATTTGAGGATTTTTCTTTATACTGTACGGGGTTTATACAGTTTCGGACGGAGTATCCATCCATCTGCTGCCTGTTTACTTGTTTCTGTATATCATTTTTCTTGTCCCTTACAGTTTCATAATAATATCTTGAGTGGTTTTTGTCAATACTTTTTGTCCCTTAAGTGTATCTTTTTATTGATTTTCTTTTTTTTTCGTGCTATTGTGTGTTTAGAAGGAGGTGAATTATATGACACAAGGTGAACGAGTTCGTATATTAAGAAAAGAGTTATCACTTTCGCAAGAAATTTTTGGGAAGAAATTAAGTGTTAGAAAAACTGCTATCTCAAAAATTGAAAGAGGAGAAAATTGTCTCACTGATCGCATGCTTAAATCAATTTGTCGTGAGTTTAATGTCAATGACGAATGGCTCCGATCTGGTAAAGGTGATATGTTTCTTCCTATCGAAGATGAAGTTGCAGAAATTGTTTCTCGTTTATTAGAAGACTCGAATCCTTTTTACGATCTTATTTTGGATATAATGCAAGCATTTGATAAATTAGATGACAATGGAAAAAAAGTTTTCTGTAATGCTATTGAAGAAAGAGCTAAAAAAAGAGAAAAAGACAATGATTAGCCATGGCAATATGTAAACATTAAAAAGGAGCGAATTAATGAACGAACGATTGCGGAAATTACGCAAAGCATTAAACATGAGCCAAACTGCATTTGGTAAAAGAGTTGGTCTTAAACAATCTACTATTACTGGTTATGAAACCGGAAAGCGCATTCCTCTGGACTCAGTTATACTTCTAATTTGTAAGGAATTCAATGTTAACGAAGAATGGCTCCGATCTGGTAAAGGTGAAATGTTTTCATCCCCGCAAATTGGTTCACGTATTAAAGTACTTCGAAAATATTTAAAGTTAACTCAAAATGACTTTGGTGATTGTATTGGTATTAAAGCAAACACTATTGGTAATTATGAGCTATCATTGCGTAATCCTTCCAATGCTGTTATACACTCAATATGTATAGAATTTAATGTAAGCGAAAATTGGCTTAGGTTCGGAAAAGGAGAAATGTTTTCTAAAAACAAAACATTCAATTTTAGAGATAACTCCTGTGATAATAGTTCTTCAAAATTCAATAATATGCTTTTAGATATTATGACTTTTTTAAATCAACTTGATGATGATCAAAAGGAAATTTTATATCCAATCATCGAAGAAATAGCTAAAATAATCATAAAAAACAAAAATTAATTTTTTATTCATCCAATCGGAGGTAGATACTTATGAATACTCGTTTGCATCATTTGCGAAAATTATTAAAATTAAGTCAAAAAGACTTTGGAAAGCCTCTTGGTGTAACAGGTGCATCTATCAGTAGGTTGGAAAACGGAACTCGTAATCTCACAAAACAAATGATTTTAGCAATTTGTCGAGAATATAATGTTCGTCAAGAATGGTTATGCGGTGAAATTGAATATAACAATTATCCCTTTGTAAAATCAGAAAATAACATGAATGATCGTATTAAATTTCTTAGAATGTCTTTAGATTTAACACAACAAGAGTTTGCTGACAAATTAAGTATAAAGCGTGGATCTATTGCAAATTATGAAATTGGTCGAAATCAACCTATCGACGCTGTAATTTCTTTAATGTGTAAAACTTACAATGTTAACGAAACATGGCTTCGAGATGGAAAAGGTGAAATGTTCCTGCCTATTGAAGATGGAGTTTCTCTATTATCAGATGTATCCATCTCTATTCGTGATTTAATTTTAGACATAGTTACATCATTTAATGAGCTTAATGATAACGAAAAAAAAGTTATTTGTGATTATGTTAGTACAGTTGCAGAAAGAATGGCAAAAAGAAAAAAGGAAGACTAAGCTTCCTTTTCGTTGTGATTGCTGATGATGATGTACAGCTTCTTCAGATACTCTTCGTCATCAATCGTAGCGAGCATCTTTGTTATTTCTTTTTTATACCATTCTGACATATGTACGCCCTCCTTTCTTCCCATTTGCTAAGGGTATTGGAGCTGGCCATGCCAAATGGCTTTCTTTTCTCTGTATATCTCGATCAGCTTAGGGATAGTATAGCATAGTTTTGCACTCAAATGATCGTTTTTAGACATTCTTTAGAATTGTTTATCATTTGTTTGTTTTTCTAAATTATATACCTTTTTTTGGTATTTTTGAGGGTTTTCGCCGATACGGTCGGCATGTCGAACTATGGTATAAATCGGTATGTGTAAAGGTCTTCTGGAGCTACATCCAATGCTCCAGCAAGTAGGCACAATGTATGAACCGTTGGATCATGACGTCCGTTTTCGATGTCATTGATCGTAGTTTTTCCTACGCCTGATAGTTTTGCTAGTTGCCCACTACTTATGCCTTTATCCGTTCTGATCTTCCAGAGCTGATATTCAATCTCAACATTCAAAAAGCTGTACCTCCTGGTTATTAGAGTGTGCAGTACAGCGTTTTTTTATTTATAAAACGAAATAGCAGCTACTTACTGCAATAAGTAACCGCTACTCCTATCATATTAAGTATGAATTCTATACAAGATGCATTATAACATATTTTTTATACACTAGGAGGAAAATTATGAGAAAAAGATTATTAACACTGGGATTAGCTGCAGTTATGGCTTTATCACTTACAGCCTGTGGCAGTGACAATGGAAAGAAGGTGGAGTCTAAAAAAGCTGTTGCAAAGACTACCGAAAAAACTACTGCTGACGAAAGCAAGACTGGAGAAGTCGTTGAAAAGGACGGATTAAAGAAAGTCCCTGTGATCACAGACAAAAAGTTAAACAGAAAAGGAAAGACTGGGCCAATCAAATATAACATCAAAGCAATTCAAGTATCTAAGTTGACAGCTACTACTGATGATATGGCTCAGGCATTAGGCGTTGAAAAAGACAAGGAAGCTGGATTGGTTGCTATGGATGTTGAGGTCGAAAATACATCTGATGATACTATTAACTTCTACTTTGACCAGGGCAAACTTACAACCAACACGAAAGAACAGGTAGAAGCTGACATTATATTGAGTGATCATATCGACGGGGAATACTTAGGAAAAGTTACTCACAAGGGAACTTTGATGTTTATCTTGAAGAACGGAAAAGCTGACAAGGTAAATGATCTTAAATTATTTGTAGATGCTCCATCTGACAAAGACTTTAATACAGTAGGTGATGAGGTAAAAATTGAATTAAAATTTAAATAAGTTGCGACATCGCAACAGTTAAAAAAAATACCGCCCAGCTGCAACTGGACGGCATTTTGAGAAAACCATTTGCATCTGCCGAGAAAAAAAACAGACGAAATTGTTTCGCAAGACAATTACAGTATATCATTTTTTCTTGGCATCCTGCAAGGGTGTATTTTTTGTACCCAATTTTAATACTTTATAAAAGAAAGAAAAGGTGATTACTATGAAAAAGATCGCAGCTGCTTATATAAGGGTCAGTACACATATGCAAGAAGAATTGTCTCCAGACGCACAGCTTCGATGTATCAAAGCCTGGGGAGATGCGCATGATTATTATGTACCGGATGAATTTGTTTTTATAGATAGCGGAATTTCTGGAAGGAAAGCAAAGAAACGTCATGACTTTTTACGAATGATCGGGCTCGCCAAAATGAAGCCTTCCCCTTTTGAAGCAATCCTTCTTTGGAAATTTAATCGTTTTGCAAGGAACCAGGAAGAAAGTATCTTTTATAAATCTATGCTTCGTAAAAAATGCAAGGTTGATGTTATCAGCACCACTCAGCAGACGACAAAAGATATCTACGGGGATCTGATTGAACGTATTATCGAGTGGACTGACGAATTCTTTTCTATTCAGTTAGGGGAAGATGTTAAGCGAGGAATGACCGAAAACGCCCTTCGTGGAAATTTCCAGGCATCTCCGGCTTTTGGATACAAGGTAGAAAAAGGACTAGGTCTAGTCATTGTTGAAAATCAGGCAAATATCGTTCGCATGATTTTTAATTTATATGCCAATACTAGGATGGGATTTTATGAGATTGCTCGTCATTTGAATCGCTTAGGCTACAAAACCAAGAAGGGTGGAGCTTTTGAAGCTCGCGCAATTAGGTACATTATTCAGAATCCAATTTATAAAGGATACCTTAGATGGAACTATGCAAATGGTACTACGCGTGTAGTCAATGATGAAAGCGAATGGATCATCGTAAAATCTCCACTAGTTCCTGTTATCGTGTCCGAAGAACTTTGGGATCGAGCAAATGAACGTTTAAAAAATGAGTATCGCCCTAAAAACGGAAAACCAGTATCAAAGCATCGACATTGGCTGTCCGGGCTTGTTAAATGTTCTTCCTGTGGTGCTTCTCTTTCTACATCTGTGCAATATCGTCGCGATCGCACCTACATTAATTTTCAATGCTATAAGTACCTCAAAGGAAAATGTATGGTTTCCCACGGAATTTCCGAAAAGAAGCTTGTTCCGTTGATTTTAAATGCACTGAAAGAAGACATGAATAAATCCTATATAGAGTGCGAACGCATAGAAAAGATTGCAGAAAATCAGCAAGATATTTTGAATGTGCAGTTGAAACGTTTGGATGCCAGGGAATCAAGAAGCAAAGAAGCATATTTGAATGGTATTGATTCTTTGGCAGAATACAAAGCCAACAAGGAAGGCATCCAGAAAGAACGTGAATTTCTTCTTCAACAGTCTCAGAATCACAGTGATGAGGAAAATAAGTCTTCTGATCTTCCTGGTAAAATTCGCGGCGTTTATGATATACTGGTATCTGATCAATGCAGCAAGGATGAAAAGCAAGCTGCAATTCGTTCGATCGTGAAAAAAATTGTATTCGATAAAGAAAACAAAACCTTAGATTTCTATTATTATATAAAAGAAGATTGAGTCATAGCCCCTCAATTCCGCAGTATTACTTGGTTTGCAGAGTTTATACGCACTTGCAGAATGGATGACACAGTGGGGCTCTAAATACTTAGGTGATCAGGGATATGCTCCGATTGAAATCCTGAGATATTATTATGGAGAGAGT